GTTGTAATCTGCAACTGCGTCAGGACCGTCATCTGTGTTTTGCACGATATCGTCTTGCAAGTTTTGATCTTTGAACCAGTCCCGCCAAATTCGATTGTAACAGCGCAGCGGAAGAGAGTTTTCGATAACTAGGTTCGGAACTCCAGTTGGAAGACCCATTTTGTCGTAAATAGATCCGACCGTAAATCCTGTTACTGCTGGGGCTGTAATTTGAGGAAGAATATAATCAGTTGAATCGTCGGGGCTGTCCTGTGCTCCGTTGAATCGTTCCCAATTCGTCCAAACTAATCGTGAGGGAACGAAGAAGAAGAAGTAGTCAATATACATGTTATCCATGACTGGGTTTTTTAAAGCCGTTGGTGTGAGACGTGCAAATGTGCTTAATGCAACGTTTGCCGTATCGCCTGGTATAACTTCGTCCACTAAGATCGGGACGAGGTAATCAAAGTCGAAAGTGTCTTTGACAGTGAATGAGCGGTCAAACTGGCTTCTAGCCATGTTAACCGACGGCACCATAGCGAAGCTATGTTGAGGGTTTCGGGATCCGAGATTCATTTTTTTCTCCTTGGTTTTAGAGCTTCAGTTTTTCCTGAAGCTGTTTAAATTTTTGATTCTGAATTTTTTTTCTTGATTGAATTCTGGTTGTTACTGGGCCTTTTGTAAAGAAACATCTTTTTTCGTTTTGAACTTTATAATCTTCAGCTTCTCGTTGCCCTCGTTCGTAACCAAGTTGTTGTTTTTTGGTTTTAACGTTGAAGACATAACGTTCGTAATCTTCTGGTCTGTGTTTCTGTAACCATTTTTCATAGTACCTAGGTATGGGAAGTTTGTCTCCCTGTGGAGTAATAACAAAGCCGGAATTAAATATATCGCTCCAATAAGTTTCCACAAATCTTTTTCCAATTGCGTTTTTAGAGCTTTTCTTTGAGATGGGATGGTATTCATGATCCTGGTCCTTTCCGTGAACTAATTTTTTGGCTGCATATCTTGCGCAGTAACCTGCCGATTCAAGAGTAATTTGACCAATCTCAACGTGACCATGTGACCAAGTGTCCGTGAGTGTTTGCGAAGTATATATTTTATCTCCTCGTTCGTTAGATCGGAAATATTGTAAGTCGTTGGGTCTGAAATTAAAGACGCAAGCGTGCCAATGGGGACGTTTTGTTGTTTCACCGTATTCTCCTGTGACAAAATAACCAATTTTGGTTTTGTCGTTGAATGTGTGTTTATCTCGTAACTTCTTCATGAATAATTGAAAATCTTCATATTGAAGTTTTGGGGATGTTAATTTTTCTGGAGCGTAAGTAAGGGTAATAAATGAATTGTTTTCGTGCATCTGAGCTTCATGGACGCATCTGATAGCCCATTCTCTAGCGTAGGCTAATCTACATTCGATACATTTTCCGCATGGTAGTTGGAAAGTTGCGTATTCTTTGCTATATTCCTTTGGAGACCAGCAAATGGTTTTACCGTCGGATTGAAAACCGACAGTTCGGGGGCTTGTGCAGCGCATTGCATGAGTCCTTTTTTTTTAGAGTCTAATGCCGCCGCGCATACGGCGGGGGTTTAAATTGTTCTTAGGATGTATACCTGAGTTTGCTTTGAAGACTCGTTTTGAGACACTTTTTTTAAGGGGCTTTCTTTTCATTTTTTACCTCTTTTGTGCCAGCATAGCTGTCACTGGGCATATATACAACAAGTAGCTGTATATATGCCCTCATTTGTTAATGAGCCTCTTTCTTTGGTATTGCTGCAGCCGCTTCCATAATATGTTGCGGTGCAGGGAGAGGATCAATCTTACCGGTCTGATCGTCGTATTCGCCAAGATAGTAAAGATTGAAATCGAGTGGATATTTAGAAACTAGACTTTTTTCGTCAGAAACTAGTTGACGAAAGTTCCGTTCGGCTTCTCCGTGAGTTTTTTGGAAAAAGGGAGTGTTATAAACTTCACCTTTTGAATCCCTGATTGAGTAGATTTTTAATTGCATTTGCATGCTCCTTTTATGTTCGCCTTAATTGGCTCACGTAATGTGTATGTTTTAATTTTATTGTCAAGGCTACGCTTGCCTTTTAACGGTTCCTACTTCGTAGGCTGTAATTTTTATAGTGTTGTTCAGTATTTTTTGTTTAAGGGAAACTGGAGAGCATTGCTCCCCAGTCTTCCCTAACACCCTTCCGTACCCCTCCAAGACGAACCACTGCGGGTTCGTTCACTTTTTCACTCCTGCAGGAGATGAGGTTTGCGCAGTTAGTATTTGCGCTTTAGTTTTTATTTTTATTTTAAATTATTTTTTCGCACGCACGTGTAGCACGCGCACGCGTATTCAAATTTATTTTTTAAGAGTTTTTAAGAGTTTGTCCGCCTTCGGCGGTAATCGCATCCTGCGATGTAAGAAGCGGGGCCATTTATGGACCCCGCTTTAATTCCCTAATCCATTTTATGAAGGATGCGGAATTGATAGTTATTTAACTGGTAACTGAACAACTGGTGCAGAGCAAATAGAATTTTTGACTTCTGCTGCTGACATACCTAATGCGCCGGCAAGTAGGCTAAAAGCTACTCCGGCAACAAACCCAATAATTTGGGATTTGTTTAGGTATTTAAGTATTAGTGTTGTTATGAATTCTTTCATTAAGAACCTCCTGGACTAATATCGGGTTCTTGAGGAGTTTCTTGAGGTTTTTCTTTGGCCATAATTAGGCCTAATTCAATAGCTTCTGATTCGTTTTTAGGGTCTGCCAAAAACTCAATAAGCTTTTGTGGATCATTTTGAAACCGATTTCTGGTCTGAGAATTTAGTTCCATAAATGATTTGTTGGCTTGAATGACTTTGTCGAGAGCTTGGCGGTAATCGCCAACATACGTTAGATCGGCGAATACGCCTTTTGATTGGCGAAGATGTGTGAGTTCTCCTGTTTTGTTGTATTTTTTTATGATTTTGTTTACGTCGCACTGATCTTTGAATTGTTGTTGAGTTTTAGATGGTTTTGTAAATTCAGTGACGACTTTTACTACTTCGCCTTTTTCATTTTTAATTACTTTTTTCATGGTACTCGTCCGCCTTTCGGAATGTGTTTTAATGGGTTTGTTATTGATCGTTCTTTGTACATTTTATCTATCCATTCTTTAATGCTTTCTAATGGTTTAGATAAGATGTCGCTTCTTATTGCATCTTTTTCCATGATGCGGGTCTCAGTTTTTGTTTTTTGTGTTGTAGCCTGGGTTTGTTTTTTTTGTTCTTCGATAAGCCCAATTTCTTCAGCTTGTTTTTTTGCTTGTTGCTTTAAAGAAGCAACTTGCATCGCTGTGTCGCCAAGTCCTTCGGCGACGTTTTCCATTTGGGCTGCTGAACCGGAGGGTGTGGACGCCCCCCCTCCTCCAAGGGAGAGGAGGGGGTTTAGTCCGGCCGCTCTAAGATCGGCCACTTCTCTTTGGTGAGCAGTCGAAGACATTCTTTCCATCCATTGGCGGTTACGTTTGGCTTCTTTACGATTTGCATCGTTAGCCATAATACCGCCGGCTACAGAAGCTCCGCCGCCTATAATAGCTGCGGCTGTAACTGGATCCATTAGAACCTCCCCATAGTTGCTGGTACTGAGTACGTAAGCATCGGGCGCGCGTGTTTATACTGGAACCACATGTCAATAATGATATCTGGTCCTGTAGTAACGGCTTTGGCTCGTTCTATTGGTGTGTTCTGAACGATGAATTCATCGTTTAATAAAGGCAATGCCGAGAATTCTTCTGCCATGTGCCATGAGTCGAGAGGTGTAGAATAAGTGCTTCTAAACTCTCCTCTGATTTGTGAAGGACTATAACGGTATTCTGCGTAACGTTCCTGATAACCGAATACCAACTCGTCATCGGCTGTACCTTGAGCGTAGATTTCTTTGTTAAGTACTGATTGTTCTCCAAGTTCTTGGAGTTTCGGCCAGAAGAAATCGAATCGCGTAGAGCGTGACCACATTCTGTTAAGTCCTTGTTGATACGTGATGTCAGCTCGCGCGCAGGCAAGTCCGATAATATATCCGTGTTCAACAAATGATTTTGTAAAGCCAATACCTTGTCCGGATGACGTGCCATAAGCGCCTAATTGGCCTAGGGCGTTCGATCCTGACGTGGGGGATGTCTGGGCTACGGGGTGAGAATTTAGACGGCTTGTACCGCCTCCTAGGTATTCTGCCCGTTGCAGCCTGAAGTCTGGTGAAACTACGTTGAAGTGAGCTAGTAAGATTTCTACATAACGCGTTCCGCCACGAGCGTCTAATTCAAATAATGACTGTAACGCCCACGCTTCGCGTAGCTCGTTTAGTGTGCCTGCGGCTGCATTTGATAAGTCGGCTCTGATCATTGGGTAACCGCCGGAAGCTGAAGTACCTTGCATAGCTAAACGTGTATTCGCATCTTCTGACGAAATATAAGCCCAATGTGCGTATGATGTTGAAGTGCCATCTGATTCGTTAAAACTTGCGGTAGTTTGTGGGAATGAAGTGTTTAATTTACCAAGTCCCAAAACTGGTGCGCTAGATCCAAGTGGTAATGGTATTTGCGGTCCTTTTTGTAGGAACGGCAAACAAGACGTAAAGTAATCATGTCGTTTGCCTCGTTTAACTAGGTTGTAATCTGCAACTGCGTCAGGACCGTCATCTGTGTTTTGCACGATATCGTCTTGCAAGTTTTGATCTTTGAACCAGTCCCGCCAAATTCGATTGTAACAGCGCAGCGGAAGAGAGTTT